CCAGAATACTAGTTCCAGAATACTAGTTCCAGAATACTAGTTCCAGAATACTAGTTCCAGAATACTAGTTCCAGAATACTAGTTCCAGAATACTAGTTCCAGAATATTAATACTAGAAAAAATAATTAAAATATATAAAATCTAGTATCTGGGTTCCAGTACCTGGGTTCCAGTACCTGGGTTCCAGTACCTAGGTTCCGATATATAGATTCTAGTATACTAGTATTATTACTGGAACCTAGTTGCTGGGCCGAAAAAATACAATTTTTTTCTGAGAAAGTCAAGTTTTTTTGAAAAATTTTAAAAATTATTGAATATATACTATTTATAGTAATAATATTATAAACAAAAAATTTTTTTTAGTTTGAATATATTTATAGGAAAACAATAAACAAATTAATATAAAAATGCACAATGGCTGACTTATTAATGAAGATGCCCGTACCTTACGAGCCTAAAAGAAAAAATAGATTTATTTTAAGATTTCCTTCAAGTTTAGGAATTAATGAATGGTATGTGTTTTCTGCTAATAGACCTAGTATGAAAATTAACTCTACTGAAATCCAATTTTTAAATACATCAACTTATGTTGCAGGTAGATTTGTATGGGATGAATTACGTGTTCAATTTAGAGATCCGATTGGTCCTTCAGCATCACAGGCGTTAATGGAATGGGTACGTTTACATGCAGAATCTGTTACGGGGAGAATGGGGTATTCTTGTGGCTATAAAAAAGACATAGAGTTAGATATGTTAGATCCAACAGGAGTTGTTGTTGAAAAATGGATACTTCAAGGAACATTTTTAACTAATATAAATTTTGGTGATCTTGATTATTCAAGAGATGATATAGCAACTATTGAATGTAGTTTACGAATGGATCGTTGTATACAAGTATATTAAAATAATTCTCGTATATCCTTGACATCCTAAAAAAAAATCCATATTTTTACGAAAATGTAAATATATGGATTTTTCATTTTTCACAACAGATAATAAATCTGGTTATAAAACCAACGAAAAATGGTTAAAACATCACCAGCCAGAATTATATAATAAAATTATAAATTATTCTAAAGAATTTAAATATGATTTAAGTTTTAAAGAAAAAATATGGTTTTATTTTAATAATTTAACCGAACGTCCAAAATGTAAAACATGTGGAAAAGAAATTAAATTTAGGGAAAGATTTGATAAACCATATGGTGATTTTTGTTCATTAAATTGTATTAATAATAATAAAAATGAAATGATTAAAAGGCAAAAGGCAACATTTCAACGAAAATATAATGTTGATTTTTATCCTGAACATGAAGATTTCATTAAAAAACAACGAAAAACAAAATTAGAAAAATATGGGAATGAAAATTATAATAATCCAAAAAAAATGGCCAAAACAAAATTAATTAAATATGGTTCTCAAAAATATTGTAATCATAAAAAATATATTGAAACTTGTAAAGAAAAATATGGTGTGGAAAATTTTTCAAAATCAAATGAATATAAAGATATTATTGATAAAAAATTTCGAAACATATATCCAGATATTAATATTGTTAAAATAACAAAAAATAAGGTTAAAATTAAATGTAATTTGTGTAATAGAATAATTGAAATTGAAAAGCATTTATTACACGGAAGAGTAAAATATAATCAAATTATATGTCCTGAATGTAATCCAATAGGTCAAAGTCAAAAAAGTAGTCATGAAAATGATTTGTCTAATTTCCTTAATGGTTTGTCAATAAAATACATATCATCTGATAGAAGCTTATTAAATAGACAGGAATTAGATATTTTGATACCAGATTATAAATTGGCAATAGAATTTGATGGTTTATATTGGCATAATGAATTATTTGTACCATCAGATTATCATTTAAAAAAAACTATTAGATGTCAAGAAAAAAATGTTGATTTAATTCATGTTTTTGAAGATGAATGGCTATTTAAAAAAGAAATTGTTGAATCAATAATCAAAAATAGACTGGGTAAACTAGATGATAATATTTTTGCTGAAAAATGTGAAATTAAAGAAATCGATTCAAATACATGTAAGGATTTTCTTATTAATAATCATATTCAAGGAAATGTTAATTCCAAAATTAAAATTGGTTTATATTATAAAAATGATTTGGTTTCTGTTATGACTTTTTCAAAAGGCAGAATTGTTGTTGGTGGTAAAAATAATGAATGGAAATTGACGAGATTTTGTAACAAAATTAACGTCAATGTTATTGGTGGTGCTAGTAAATTATTTAATTATTTTCTTAAAACATATTCTCCCACAAAAATTATTTCTTATTCTGATATTAGATTATTTAATGGTAGTTTATATGAAAAATTGGGTTTCAAAAGAAAATCTCAATCAAAACCAAATTATTGGTATGTAATAAATAATCAAAGATATCATAGATTTAATTTTAGAAAATCAATACTAGTTAAAGAAGGTTATGATAAAAATAAAACAGAAAGGGATATTATGTTTAATAGGAAAATATATAGAATTTATGATTGTGGACACATTAAATGGGAATTTAATGTACTTTAATAAAAATTTTTCGTATAATATTTATAAAAAAAATAAAGTAAATGAGTGAATTTAAGATTGATCCATCGATAGCATATGATGTCGTGGAATTACCAAGTGGGGGTATACATTACAGTAATGGAAAAAAATCTGTTAGAGTTGCATATTTAACTGCGGCCGATGAAAATATTTTATCATCACCAAATTTAATTGCTTCGAATAAAATTATCAATGAACTTCTAAAAAGAAAAGTTTTGGATAAAGATCTCCCAGTTGAAGAAATTGTTCAAGAAGATAAACAGGCTATTTTAATATTTTTAAGAAATACTGCTTTTGGTTCAGAATATAATATGAATTTAATGGATCCAAAAACAGAAGAGAAATTTACAGTTATGGTAGATCTTTCCCGGTTAAAAGTAAAAGAATTTACATTAATTCCGGACCAGAATGGTGAATATCCTTATTTTATGAAAAAAAGTGGTGTTAATATCACTTTCAAGTTTTTGACACAAAAACAGGAAGACGAACTTCAAAAAATTGAGGAAACTTGGAATGGTGAGGGCGTTGCCCCAATAATGACAAAGCGTCTTGAATTTATGATTAAATCTATAAATGGTAATAGAAGTCAAATGGAAATTCATAATTTCATCGAATATAAGATGCCGATTAAAGATTCTCAGGATTTTCGAAAATATGTTTCAGAAAATAAACCAGGTTTAGATTTATCACAAAAAGTAACGACCCCGTCAGGAGATGAAATCCAAGTTGATATTGGATTTGGGGTAGAATTTTTTCGCCCTTTCTACGGATTATAGAAAAGGTCAATTAAATGAAATTTTATTTTTAGTTTATCGAGGTTTTTCATATTCTGATGTTATTGGTATGCCGATATACATAAGAAGATATTTAATTCAGCATATTCAAGAAATAGAAAGTAAAAATAAATAATTATCTATTTATAGGATATGGCAATTGGTCTCACAATAGAACAAGCAATACTCGACTCAAAGGGTGATTATATTAGATTGATGAAGTTATGGAATACTGCACATCCAGACGATATGATCACGGAGGATACTGCAAAAAGTTTATCACGGTTATATTCTGGTTTAAATAAACAAAGATTTCCAAATAGAAGTAGTGGTGGTAGTAGTGGAGGAAGACCAACAACTGTGGAAGGATGGATTGAAAGATTTGTTTCGACACAATTACGAGAAAGGCCGGGTGAAAAAGGTGAATTTATTGATGTTCAAGACGCTCTTCAAACATTTTTTGACGAAAGTGGAAGATTTCGTGGAATACGTGGTGCTGGTGCAGAACTTGGTCGAAGATTGATACTTGATCAGGTAAATGTTTATTTAGAAGAGCAGGCTAGTCTTTTACGGAAAATAAATGAAGAAGCCGGTATGACGGGTACTTTATCACGTTCATTTCGTGAAGAGATCATGGCCGCTTCTCCCGAAGCAATAAAATTGGGTATAAGCTTTGAGGAATTATCAGATTCAGTAACTGAAACTGTAGCACAATCAGGAAAATTTAAACTACTTAGCAAAGACACAATAGCAGAAATGGCTTTAGCTAGTAAATTCACAAGAGATATGAAGGAATTTGCTGGTATGGCGAAGGATTTTGAAAGGGTTGGTTATGGTGTTTTAGATATGTCTAAGATGATTGAAAGAATGGGTTTAAATTCGTTAACATTAGGATTAAATGCCAGAGAAACAACTGCGGGTATTGACAAATATTTGGAAAAATTAAATCAATATGGTTTTAGAAATGGTGTTGAAGGATTAAATAGAATGGTTCAACGTTCCATTGAATTTAGGATGAATATGGAAAATGTCTTTAATCTAGCTGAAAAGGTTTGGGATCCAGATGGTGCGTTGGAAATTGTTGCTAATTTACAAATGATTGGTGGTGCATATGGTGATTTAAATGATCCAATTCGAATGATGTATATGGCAACAAATGATGTTGAGGGGTTGCAAACAGCAATTATTGGTGCTGCAAGATCATTAGTTACGTATAATGCAGAGCAAGGACGATTTGAAGTTACTGGTGCTAATTTAAGAAGAGCAAAAGAAATGGCCGAACTTTTTGGTATGTCGATGGAAGAATTGACAAGTACTGGAATTGCTGGTATGGAAAGGTTGCAAGCATCTACAGATTTAGCATTAGCCGGATTAGTTATGGAAGATGATGAAAAAGAATTCATAACCAACCTTGCTCAAATGAAGGGTGGTAGAATGGTTATTGAAGTTCCAAAAGATATGAGAGAACAGATGGGACTAGACATGGGAGAAACCACATTGGAATTGTCTAAAATGAATGAACTTCAAAAAGATATCTTATTACAGGAGCAAGAACGATTCAAAGAAATGGATATGAAAGACATTGCAAGACAACAAGTCACAATGATTGAAAATATTAGTCGGGATCTTTCTTATCTTGTTGCAGTTGCAAGGGTTGGTGTTGGTGAAACTATTCACGCTGCTATTGAAAGATATTTGGGTGTTAATTCACAAACAGTTAGTGGTGTTAGTGATAGATTTGCGATGAAAGGTGGTGAATGGATTGAAAATAAAACTGATTTTTTGGAGGGTGCTATAAAAAATAGTAATCTACCCGATTGGTTGAAATTACCAAAAAATAGGGGGGTTAGTAGTGTTGAAGAACAACGACCATTACCTGTAACCACAACTAGCACAACGCCAGTTACTAAAGTAAATGAAGGTGTAGAAGAACTAATAACAAAGAGAGTTATAGTTGATGTGAATCTTAATTCAAATTCACCATTAACCGATCCATTACGAAGAATGTTATTTAGTGATCCTGAATATATGAGAGATTTCAGTAAAAGTTTTTTAAGTATAAAATAATTTCATTGGCTCATATTTATTATTAAAATAATGATATGCCAAGTTATGTTGACTTTAATGCAAGTAAAAAATTTAGAGATTTTATATTAGCAAAAACTTTACCATCACCAAATGGACCACAAACATTCAGTAGTGAAAATTATGCTATTCATAATTTGAGTACAATGTCAAATGTTGATCCGGGTGCAGTTGACACTAATAGGCAAAATGATTTATTACGAACACAGAATTCCAATATTTTTAAACCTACCGAATATTTCATAAATGAAAATATTAATACTATTCCACGAAAAGCAAATTTAGAGTTATATCCGTATTTTGTTAAAGGACAACATCATAGTTTTGTTAGTATTATGTCGTCAAAAAATTATGAAACTGAATCTGAATTAATGAAATTTGCGGCATGGAATATTAAAGATAACCCCGAAGGACCGGTTTTTTCAAGAATTGCACAAAATTTATATAGCGCAACTGTTGGACGTGTAAGATTAATAGATGCGTTGGATGGTAATATAGCGACAGCAACAAATCTTGTTACAGGAAGAGAACCTTTAATTGAATTTAATTCAAAAATAACCGTCGCAAAAACATTACCTGGTAAAACCATTGATTTTTTACAAACAGTTAGTGGTGTTGAATTTCCGTGGGCTGAAATTCCTGGGGATTATTTGACGAACCCACAGAATCCGATTAATCCAAGACCATCAACTAGAAGTGAAGCTGTTTCAATATATCAAGATGCGACCGGAGTGTTAGGCTCGTTAATTGGTATTCAAAGACGGCCAATTTCATCTAGAAAGCCATCAGATTTACTTATTGAATATACTGGAAGTAGACAATTATCTATTTTATATGATAATTTATCATATTCAAAATATGCACCGAATTACACCACAACTGCCAGGTCTCAAAATACATCAAAACTTTTTAATTTTATTGATAATGTTGGACAAAATATTAAAAACGCATTGGGTGTTGAAGCACCCGCTGGTATCGCTTATATTGGTGATGATAGAGGTAATGATGTAAAATTTGCGATGAACGATTTTAATGATAGACCAGTAAGAAGTGGTTATTATCTGTCATTAATGTTTGACCCTATTCAAGCAAGATTATTTCAAAGAACAAAAAATATTGGTGAGGGTGGTAGTATTAGTGGAAATTTAACATGGTATACAACGAAATCACGAAATAGATTGGGTGTTGGTAATGATGAATATAACACACAGGGATCACAATTTGAAGATTCGTTATCAACAAATTATAAATTTAAGGATGGATCAATTTTAGGTATAACACAAGAAATACTTGAAACAATGCCGTTAGAAGGTGGACCCGCAAGATCTCACATTGCAAATGTTATTGATCAAACAAGTCGTGTGTTTATGGATGGTGATGTTAAAATGTCAAAAGGTTCGGCAATTAGATATATTGACCAGTTTACTAATTCTGAAAGTGGTATTGAATATTGTAGGGTCTGGACAAAAGATAGATCATATATGAATTATTCTGACACCATGAAACGGACTGGTAATTATAGAAAATTAAAAAGCAGTGTTTTAACGAGACCATGGAATTTAAATATATATCCAAATTCAAATGGAAATGGTTCATTTGATACCACATCAGAACAATGGGGTAAAAGTATTGGGGCACAGGGTTTTTATGCGAAAAAATATATGTTTTCTATTGAAAATCTTGCGTGGAAAATGTCGGATACACCGGGTTTTACATATAGTGATTTACCATATTGTGAAAGAGGACCAAATGGTGGAAGAATTATGTGGTTTCCACCTTATGGTTTAACAGTTAATGAGCAAAATTCAGCAAACTGGACGGATAATGTTTTTCTGGGAAGGCCAGAACCAGTTTACACATATTCAAACACACAGAGATCGGGACAAGTTCAGTTTAAAGTTGTTGTTGATCATCCAAGTATATTAAATCTTTTAACACAAAAACATTTTAAAAATATGTCAAATGATGAAGCTGATAATTATATCAATGCTTTTTTTGCTGGTTGTAAAGATTTTGATTTATATGATTTGGTAAGAAATTATCCAACATTGACACCTGATGAACTTGAAACAATCATGGCATATTTGAATCAAAATAAAGATCCGAAGACAGTTTTACGTAATAAATCGGTATTTAATGAAATTGTGACTGATGTACCGACGCCCGTAAAAGAAGCCGAGATTAAACCCAAAGAGAATATTATGGGTAATTTCGTTTTATATTATAAAAATGATTTTCCAAAACCAAATGCGAATGTGCTACCTGGATTGTTATATACACCAAGCACATATAATGAGTTATATGATAACTATATTGGAAGTAAAGACAAATATATAAAAGATTTAAATGATGGTTTAAGATTTTTAACTGGCAAAACAACATGGGGAATGAATGAAAAGCACGATTTTAGTGTTTTATCTAGAGGTATTGAAGTAACACAAAAACCAACAGATGATGTTTTAAATGAATTGGTTTTAGAAGTTAATAATGACATTGAAAAAGGTTTTAGTGTGTTACAAGATAATTATTCGTCGTATTGTCAGTATTTAGACAATGTTAAGACACAATTATTAGATAATACGATAGATAGTTTTGAGATTTTACTAAAATCAAGGACATCACCTATTGCAAATTCAGATTATAATTTGCGGCTTGCGTATCGAAGAAGTTATAGTATAATTAAGGATATTATAAAAAAATTAATTAACGATGGGGCTGATGTGAATGTTGCCATCGATGCAGTTCAATGGAAAATTAATGTGACAAATCAGGTGATTGAAACAGAACGAGATATTATACTCAGTTTTAAAGAACACCTTGGTTATCCTAATGATGGAAGATTAGTTTTTTCACTTATTATTAATCAAGGAGAACAAAATATTGATGATAACACACTTGACTGTTCTGATGCTAAATTATTATTAACATCGTCACAATTAAAAGAAACGGCGCCATCGACATTCTGGTGTAGGCAAACACATGTTGCTATGGGATATGTTAAGAGAGAACAGTTGACCACGTCTGTTGATGAAATAAAATCACAAGATTTGGCAATATCACAACCAACAACATTAATGACAGAACGTAAACTCGTTGAGGTTGAACATGATGTCCCAACAGGTAATAAACAAAGACCACCAATTGATGCTATAAAATCATTGATAATGAAATCGTTATCAGAATGTTATTATTTTAAACAATTAGAAGAGGAGTCACCGTTACAATTTTCATCATTGAGAGAAAAATTAAGATATTTCCATCCTACTTTTCATTCAATGACACCAGAAGGATTAAATGCCAGATTAACATTTTTACAACAATGTGTGAGGCCTGGTGATACGTTACCAATTAGGGGGATATCTGATGAAAGTGATTTAAATGCTAGGAATACCACATTTGGTCCTCCACCAGTATGTATATTACGAATCGGAGATTTTTATCATTCCAAAATTATAATTCGAGACGTTAATATTTCATTTGAAGAAAATATTTGGGATTTAAATCCGGAAGGTATTGGGGTGCAACCAATGATAGCTGATGTTACATTAATGATTAGTTTTATTGGTGGACAGGGATTAGAAAGACCTGTTGAAAGATTACAAAATGCACTTTCATCTAATTTCTATGCAAATACTGAAATGTATGACCCACGGTCAATATCGACAGAAGATAGAACTGAATTTTATAAACAAGAATTTTCTAAAGAATTTTTGGATGAACTTAGTAGAAATGCGGGGATTTCGGTTAAACCGGATCCGTTAGATAAAATTACAGATACTAATTTATTAACGGAAGGACAATATATTGGGACATTATCTGATATGTCACTTGACTATACTGAAATAATTGATGGACTTTATGATGCTATAACTAATTATTTTAATCGATATCAAAATGTCTATAATATTATAACAACAAAATATGGACATAAATTATCGTCAATATTTTTGTCACCAACATATAGACAAATATTTCAGTATGAAGTACAAACCGGCAACGGGATAGATTCATTTGAAATGTTAGGTAATTATCCTAAAAATAAGGAGTTAGACGTAATAACACTGGATTTTATAACAACATTTGATAATCAAATTAGTGGAGAAAATATTAGTAATATTTTGGGTTTACATAAAGACATGCCGGGTTCATTATTAGAAAGAACTGAAATGATTATCAAACCATACATTATAAATAACATTAAAAATTTTGTTGAAACGATGGTTTCAGATACGAAATCCATCTTATCGCTTGAAGAAAGTAGGAATAGAATAATTATGTTGTTAGATAAATTAAATTTTATTTTAAAACATCAACAGGATGCGAAAAAAGTTGATAATAAATTTATGGGGGCAATTCTGAATGTTGGTGATGTTTCTGAGATTTACTATGAATATCAAAATTTAATATATTTCATACAAAATCAACAACATAAGTTTACTGAAGATTTAGATATTAGTTATGATTTTAGAAGTAAGACTATGACAACAAATGATGTTTCATATTTTCTTTCAATCTTTTTGAGAGAAAGAAAAAATGAAATAATGAAATTGTTCGACTCAAATTCGGTTTTCACAGATAAAATAAAAGAAAACATTGATAAACGATTAGATAAGTTTTTCTTAAAAATGCCGAAAGAAAAGAATTTCAAAATTCCAGAATATCCAATTAGGGTAAATGGGAATAACATATTATATAAAATTAATGATGAGGTTGAAATTAATGATACTTCAATACAACAAGAGCTAATATTAGTTAATAAAACAAGAAAAAATGATGTGGAGAGTATATTAAATTATTATCGTCCATCTTTTGGATTATCGGGATAAAATAGTAAAAATAATGAATAACCAATATTTTGATAGATATCAGTATTTTTTTGATGACGGAAAACATAAGATTGTGCCGGGTATTGAAATTCCCATTAAACCGACAGATAAATATATTGAATTTAAACGTAACAAGGATAGATTAGATAAATTATCTCAAGAATATTATAATTCACCTTTATTCGGCTGGTTGATACTGTTGGCAAATCCAACATGTGGTGGGATTGAATTTACAATACCGGATCATTTTATATTGAGAATACCATATCCACTTATTCCGTCTTTACAAGATTATAGGAAAAGTATAGATTTGTATAGATTATATTATGGCGAATAACAATTTAAAAACAACAAATGAAATACTAGTAAAGGTCGATCAAAATAATTTAATTTATATCGATCCTAATAGCATATTGGATAATGGTGAAGTCAAACCACGAGGCGTTGAACCGGAAAATTATATAATGTTTGTTAATTTGGAAGCTGATTTAGTTCCGAGATCTGTTTTAATAAATAATGACACTAAAAGTACGTTAATATCGGTTGCTAAAGGAACATTAAATTTTATGCGTAACGCTAATGGTCGCGACTATGATACAACTTGGACAGATGCATATTTCGAACGAAAGGCGACATCGTTATCTAATGACGCAACGTATTATACCAATGATGAAACAACACAAAGTTTTGGAATAGATAGTGTTTCAATACAAGTACGTGGTGCGAACTTTATTCCAAGAGTTGTTATGAGATTTGTTGATGTTAGGGGAAAAACATTATTTGAATCGCCCGAGCATTCACCATATTCAGCGTTTTTTCATTTACCATGGCCATTGTTTTATCTTACAGTAAAAGGTTATTATGGAAAGGCGATACGGTATAGATTACATATGATTAAATTTAATGCTAGATATAATTCATCAACCGGTAATTTTGATATTGAATGTAATTTTGTTGGATCAACGTATGCATATCTTGCTGATATTCCGATGGATGCTGTATTAAACGCACCATATTTTTATGCAACAGAGAATAAAATTTCTGAAACATATAATGAAAAAACCAAACAAACGGATGTTTTAATAAGTAAGACAACAAAAGGTTATCGAGTATTAAAGTCAGTGTATCAAGAATATATTAGCAAGGGCTTATTACCACCCGATTTTCCCGTTAAAACGTTAAGGGAGATTATTTCTGTTGCAGGTGAGTTAGAAAAAATTTTAGAAAGAGAAATATTTCCTAAAGTAATCCATCATCGTGTTTTGGGGGCAATAAAAGATTATGAAGACAAATTAAGATTTTTGGTTGAGGGGTGTGATACGTGGAGGAAAATGAATTTGGTGACAGCATCACCAATAACAACAACTAAGACAAGAGAAAATGTGTTTACAGGTGAATCAGAATTTATTCCATATTACACATTGAATAGTACCGACAAAGGGTCATTAACAAACATCACCGGAGATCAAGTTGGATCGATTGCTTTAATATTAAGTAGAGCAATTGATGAACTTGAGCAGAATCTAGCGTTTGGAATTTATAGAGATGAAACTATTTTAAAAGGAGAGGAAATTCAACCTAAAATTATTTCATGTTCATCAATAAAGCGATTAAGTGATTTTTATATTATTTCAAATGGAATCGTTGGGTTTGATTTTGATGGTTTAATGATGAGAATAGATGATATTCGAAAAGATTATGTTGAACAAAGAAATCAAATTGAAATTGAAATAGAAAGAAAGATGAATGATTTTGTTTCAAGTAAACGAGATCCAAAAATCGGTATTGGTTTTGTCCCAACAGTTAGAAATATTACTGGTGTTTTACTTGCAAATGCTGAAACCTTTTTAAGATTAATGAAAGATGTTCATTTTAAAGCGTTTGAACGAGCGGAAGATAGAAAAAAAATATTAAATTCAGTTTTAACTGATACAGACAATAGAAATAATGCGATTTATCCGTGGCCCGAGGTAAAGGTACAAAATTATGGTAATAAAAGTATGGTACTTTTATATCCGGGTGATAAGTCTATATCAAATAAATTACAGTCATATGATGCAACATTATGGCCTGAAGTAGATTTTATTGAAAATTTTTATGCAATAGCAACAAGTCAAAAAGATAATCTTGGAGGTAAAGAAAATAGTCCGGATAATATTAATTATATTTTTGATACCAGCCTAAACATGAAGAACTATAACTTAAGTGTTTTGACTGATATTATAAATATGATGCCGTATACTGATAAATCTATTGGTTCAATCATTTATGAGTTATATGAGAGAGCAAAATATACAACATTATTTACACCATATAATGATAAAGCCGTACTTGAACTAGCCGAAATTGAATATCAAAATCTTAAAAACCAGCTTGGTGAGGATATAGATGTGGTTGATGTATTAAAAAGAAATATAACGAGTTTCTCGAAATTAATACAAGAATTAGAAACATTATCATATCGTTATCCTTATTATGAAGATCAAATACCATCAGTAGAATATATAAAAAACGCAACAGAAAAAGATTATACTATTCAGAAACATACTGGAAAAAGTGGTGCGTTTAGTAAGACTAAGACATATCCGGAAGTTAAAAATTTTCTTGAAAACTATAAAGCTGAAAATTATAGAAAATCAATATATCCTTTTAATTCACCACTTTATTTATCATATCTTGGGCAAACCACTTATGAATCAAATAATTTGGATTTAAATATGTTATTAACCATTAACGAACCAACAGATTTTATTACATCATATAGTAGTGGTCATATGTGGGTTAAGGACAATAAGCCCGAATGTGGAAAAAATTTATTTTTAAATACAATAGATTTAAGGGTATCTGACACAATAACAATTGAAAAACATATATTAAATACACCATATTTTCATAATCAGTTATATAAAGAATTTATCAATAATGAATCATCAGGGAAATATGTTGGTTCTGCTTATTTGTTATTAAATTCTTTACCGTTTAAAGATCTTGATGATAGAATTACATATGCTGGTGGGGGTACAAGTACTTTAGTGTCAACATTAATAAAAGAATTACCAGCAACACATTATATACCATATCATATGATATTAAAATGGGGCTCAATATATCATAGATATAAAAAATGGATTATTGATAGTGTTGATATTATTGGTAATGTAACAGATAGCATTGATGGTGGAAATTTTTTTGATCAAAATAATGGTTACACATTTAATACGGGAATTTCTGAAAAGCCCATGATAAATAGAACAACACAAAGTGATGTTGGGTGTCATCCTCTATATGAAACCATCTTTTATCAAATTGTAAATGGACAGTCATTTCTTAATATTGATGATATTGTTGATGATTATTATAGAATGATAACGTCTGGCGTTACTAGATTATCATATAGAGAAGTTCATGGTGGGAATGCTTGGACATCAGTGATTGATAATCAAAAACTTTATCCGTCATTAAGCGGATATACGTTATTACCAACGAATGGTTATATAAATGTTAATGCCAGTGATTTTAATATGTCAGAACAAGATAATTTTAGAATTATATGGAATGTTAATGACTCAGAAAGATCATTGGTTGATTATACACAATTTACATTTCCTTCACCATATGAATATTTTAATTTAACTGGTGATAGTTCGTATTCATTATCGACAAATTATAAAAAGGTGTTGGATCTTATTGCTGTATTTAAGCCGAATATTTTGGAACAGTTTGAATTGGCGTTTTTGGATTTTGCGAGTGAAAAATTAAATGAAGAAATTCCATTTAATCCATATAAAACACCATATTCAAAATTTCAAGATTTATTAAAAGAAATTGTAACGATTGATAATATTTTACCGTCAGAATTTGAACAAACAACAACCACAAATAATAATAAGTTTATGGGTTTTATGAAAATAAAACAAAATGAAAAACTTAATAATTTAACGAATACGTTATTAGGTAATGATTGTCTAATTAAACTGGCATTATCAAATCCAAGAGAAATTGATCCACATATATTTGGTGGATTTACAAATACTGATGTTATGAGATTTGATTCTGGTTCTTTTAATGTGAATCAAGTTACTTCGGAAAATTTAAATTATATTCGATTATATTTGGGTTTGAATGGAATTACTGGAGAAGAAAATGATGATTATTATTTGGATTTCTTTTCTGTTAATGACATAGAACTCAATGAAGAGAACATAAAAAGATTTAGGCCGTTAATTTATCTATATGCGGGATTAAGATCAAATGGTATGACAGGTCTTACTAATTCTGATTTTGTGACGTATGTAAAAGATAATATTGTAGATCCACCACCGGTAACAATTGGTGTTGATCGTTTTCAAGGACCAACTGAAAGAATGGTTATGTTTTTGGAATATATTATTCGAAAGATACAATCTAGTGATTTTGGTACTAGAATAGAAGTTGAAGACTCTTCAATTGTGAGGGGATATAATGATGATCCGACACTTAAATTAGAATTATATAATTTATTTAAATCATTTAATGATAAATGGACATCTGGAAATTCAATTGGGCAGAGAACATTAATGGAAGAGTTTCTTTTCCTTGATAAAGCCAATCGGGATATAGGTAGTCAAGTATTCCTTGACATGTCAAAATTACTAAGACTCAATCGTCCAGAAAATAAAAAAATTAATTTGTATGGTGCAATAAGTTTGTTATTTCAAGATACGGGTTTTGACATAAGAGCGTTGCCGGCTTATGTAAATTTTTATGGTACAAATTTCAATAATAATTCTAAATTATTACCATCAAAGACAGTAGCACAAAATATGTTTGGTATTTTTACTGATATAGATTATCAAGATTCATCACCAAGAATAATTTTACAATATATAGGTCCAAATTCCAAACATTTAGAATTATCTGATCTTTATAAATACAAAAGCGAATATAAGAATGATGGATTTTATATTGCAGATACACATAATAATCCTATTGTTGTTGCATCTGAGGTATTTAATAGAACAGATTTCGGAAAATCAAATAAATGTGTGGCATTTGAAGTTAGTTTTGGAGATCAAAATCAATCTATATTTAAGACTGTGGAGGTTGATCAATCGAGTATTAAAAACACATCAGAATCATTTGAAGTATTGGATAGATTAGGGAAAAGTGAGAGTGGTGCTAGTGCAGCACAAGTTGATATTGGGTTATGGGACATTTATAGACAGTCTTCATATCAATGCACTGTGACTTGTATGGGAAATGTTATGATACAACCAACAATGTTTTTTTATTTAAAGAATGTTCCATTATTTAGAGGTTCGTATTGGATTACCGAAGTAAATCATGAAATTAAGACATCTGGGATTGAAACATCGTTTACTGGTACGAGAATTCCACAAGAATCACTTCCAGATCCGAAGGACTCATTTATGGCCAGTTATAGATCTTTGTTTGATAGGTTAGTAAATAAGGCTTTGGTTAAAATTAAAGATGATGAACGATTGAGTGAACCTGGAATTACTAAGAATATTACGACTGCCGAAGGTACGTTTACAAGCTCGGTTGATAATATAATAATACAAGGTGAAAAACAAGTAATTCGTGTTGGATATACGTCATATGGAATACCATATAATGGATATAAAAAAGAAATTGATGATGATATACAATTAGTTGTATATGGTGGTAGTGAATGGTTAAGGGTTAGGGTTGTTGAAATGGGAGGAAAAAATTATCCTATTGATGATAATATAGATATGAGTATTATTTCAAGTCTTACCACACCCATAGTTAATACTCCTCGAATTGTTAAATGGAATGAGCTTAAAGAACGAACAAAAGTGGACGATTTTTATGTGACTAGATTTGATCGTAATTTAATATCTGACAACACAATTGTTTCAAAATTTAAAAACACCGAGTTTTTACGTCCAAAACAAAGAAATTTAACATCGGATAAGACATTCACACTTATAACTAATATAATTATGGAATCAGGAAATGGTGTTTATAATGGACCTGTTAGTGTTGGTCCACCCAAATTGAAGGGGGGGTATGGTATTGGAATGTCGTGGTCATTAATGAAAAAACTAGATTTGTGGGATGGTGACGTTGTATATTTTAGAATGAGATAGAAATTACCAAAATAACTGATATTTATATAGAAATTAAAACTATGGAAGATACAACTAAACTTTTGGATGATTTCCTGGCAGGACCAACGGTTGTGAAAAAGACATCATTAGACGGAAAAGAGGAAGAAGTTTGTGATTTAGAGACTGGTGAGTGTTATATTATCAGAACGCGAGATGGTATAGTTGAAAGAATAAATAAAAAATTTATTACCGAAGATGGTAGACAATTATTAATGGATTAAATATAAAATAAAATGGATGCTTTACAAGAAGAATTAAAAAGATTTAACGCCATATATAAATATGGTAAAACTTTCATTACTGAACAAGAACCACCATTACCTCAAGCTGGTGGTACACCAACTCCACCACCTGCAGGTGCAGATGCGGCACCGGCGGATCCAATGGCGACAGATCCTGGTGCAGCGGGATTAAGTCCTGAAACGGAACCACCGGCTGATGCTGAAGAATTTGATCCGGAAGCTGGTGCGGAGATTAATCCTGAAACAGAGAGTGATGATACAACAGAAGAAATAGATATTACTGATCTGGTTAATATGACAAAAAGTATAAAAAAACAGCTTGATAACACTCAAAGTCAAGAAAATACCGAGGTCACGCAAAAAATGGGTGATGTATTCACAAAACTTGGTGAACTTGAAGGAAAATTAGCTGAGATGGATAATATTATTTCAAAAATAGATCAATTGGGTTCAAAAATTGAAGAAATGAGGCCAAAAACGCCAGTTGAAAAATTGGAAATGAGGTCTTTAGATTCTTATCCATTTAATGTTAAACCGGATCAATTTTTTGATGAAAAACAATATGAAATGAAAACATCAGGAAAAAACGAATATGTTTTAACAAAAGGTGATGTTGAAAATTATGGGAAAAATGAGATAATGAAATCGTTCAATCCAAAGTCTTATGAAGATACATATGGGATTTAAAATATATATTTTCGAACGAATTAAAGCCTGACTTTGAAATCAGGCTTTTTTTTTGTATATTTTATTTTGAGATGAATACGCTTTATATTTTGAAAATTGAAAATTATTATTTATATTTTACATAATTAACATTATTTACAAACAAATTAATTTAAGATTTATGAGTGTTATTGAAGCAGTACAAGCACAGTACGAAAGAAGTAGAGCCGCAAGCGGCAGCAAATTTGCCTCGCAGGAGGAACGGATGAAAAAGTATTTCACGACAGTAATACCCAAAGGGTCTTCTAGTCAGGAAAAACGTATCAGGATTCTACCTACTAGTGATGGTTCATCACCGTTTGTAGAAGTTTATTTCCACGAAGTTCAGGTGGATGGAAAATGGGTTAAACTCTATGACCCCAGACAAGAAGGTAAACGATCACCATTAAATGAAGTAAAAGAAAGTCTCGAAGCGACAGGATTAGATTCTGACAAAGAGTTATCAAAAACTTATCGTGCACGTAAGTTTTATATCGTTAAAGTTATTGATCGAGAAAATGAACAAGACGGACCTAAGTTTTGGAGATTTAAACACAACTCCAAAGGTGAAGGTATTTTTGATAAGATTTTTCCTATTTTTAAAAATAGGGGTGATATTACCGACATAACAAAGGGTAGGGATATAACTCTCTCGTTATCACTCACGAAGTCTGCAACAGGAAGAGAATATACTCAAGTTAGTTCAATTCTTCCTGAAGATCCGAGTCCGTTAAGTACGGATGCGGAACAGCTTAATGCGTGGGTTACGGATACACTTGTGTGGTCGGATGTTTATTCAAAGAAACCAGAGGAATATCTTGAAATGGTTGCTAATGGAGAAACACCAAAATGGGATAGTACTCTTAATAAGTGGATATCTTCAGTACATTCCGAATCAACAATTAGTGATGATGAAGAAATTGATGATCCTCAAATAGATGAAGAACCATCCGACGTTGACGATCTACCATTTTAATTAACATTTGTAGAATCTTCCCGTTTCAATATTGGGGCGGGAAGATTTTTTTAACTAAAAAAACATGGCGATTAAAAAAGTTGATTTTTCTGCAATAAAAAAAGAGTTTTCACAGGTTGCGGCTTATAAACCTGAAAGATATTTTGATTTAGGGGATGCTTTTACGGATGCTTGTGGTCTTCCCGGACCGGCAATGGGACATTTAAATATGTTTCTTGGACATACTGATACAGGTAAAACTACAGCATTGATAAAAACAGCAATTGATGCTCAGAGAAAAGGGATATTACCTGTTTTTGTTATTACAGAACAGAAATGGGGTTTTGAACACGCTAAACTTATGGGTCTTGAGTGTGAAAAAACCATTAATTCAGAAACAAATGAAACAACATGGGATGGGTTTTTTCTATTCAACAACCATTTTGAATATATCGAACAAATTACGGATTACATTAATGACTTACTGGACGCACAAGATAAAGGTAAAATACCATATGATCTTTGTTTTTTATGGGATTCTATTGGCTCTGTTCCATGTAAAATGACTTGGGAAGGTAAAGGTGGAAAACAACATAATGCGTCTGTTTTGTCAGACAAAATAGGCATGGGATTAAACCAGAGGATAACTGGTTCACGTAGAATTGATAAAAAGCACACTAACACTATGGTTGTGTGTAATCAGCCTTGGGTAGAATTACCAGACAACCCATTTGGTCAGCCGAGAATTAAGGCTAAAGGTGGTGAAGCAGTTTGGCTTAATTCAAGTTTGGTTTTTTTATTTGGTAACCAAAAAAATGGTGGTATTACAAAAATTTCTATAACTAAAGGTGGAAGAACAATTAAAATTGCAACCAGAACAAAAGTTGGAATTTTAAAAAATCATATAAGTGGGTCGGGATATGAGGATGGTAAAATTATGATTACTGCTCATGATTTTATGAGATGTAAAACAAAGGAAGAGGAAAAGAAATCTCGTGAAGAATATGTAAAAAATTATGGAACATATATAAGCGAGTTATTGGGGGTTAATGTTTCGGGTTTATCAGATGTCGAAATTTATGAAGAAGATGTAGAGGGATAATTTAAATTAATGGTGAATGCCAACTTTAATTGTTGATGGTGATAATTTATTAACCATTGGATTTTACGGACTTAAGAATTATTTTTATAAAGGTTCACATATTGGGGGGATATTTCATTTTCTAAACACACTTAGATTGTCGTTTGAAACATATCGTCTTGATAAAATAGTGGTGTTTTGGGATGGAGAAGATGCTGCCAGATCTAGAAAACGGATATATCATCATTATAAAGAAAATCGTCAAAATAGGTTTAAAACAGAAGAAGAAAATAATTCTTATGAATACCAGAGAAATCGTGTAAAACAATATCTAGAAGAAGTTTATGTGAGACAGGGTGAATTTTCTAATTGTGAAACTGATGATTGTGTTGCATATTATGTTCAAAATTCACCCGAAGAGAAAAAAATTATATATTCATCAGATGGTGATCTTACACAGTTAGTTTCGAAAGACACACAACTTTATAACCCATCACACAGGAAATTATATAAGCCAAAAGATACATTTGTTTATAATCAGGAAAAATTGCTGATTGAAAACATTAAGATAGTTAAAATGTTATGTGGTGATCCTTCAGATAATATTGCGGGTATAAGAAGTCTAGGTATTAAACGACTTTTGTCTTTATTTCCAGAAATCTCTAGTCAACCACTTACTCTGGATTATGTGAAAAATAAAGCAAATTATCTTTTTGAACAAGATAAAGAGGACAAACTTATTCAAAATTTATTGACTGGGGTTACAAAATACGGGGTTTTTGGTGAAGAGTTTTTTCAGATAAATAATAGTATTGTGAATTTGGAAAATCCAATTTTAACGGAAGAAGCTAAAGTTGGGATAATTGCGTTGATAAATGAAAATTTGGACAGTGAAGGAAGGTCATATAAAAATACGATGAGAATGATGATGGAAGATGGTTTATTTCATGTTTTACCAAAATCAGATGACGCATGGATTAGATTTCTCAATCCTTTTCTTAGGCTTACAAGAAAGGAAAAAAATAAAAAATTTATAAAATTTAAAAATAAATGAATATGCAAATTCAAGATGTAAATAGGTTTGAATTTCTCTTAACATTAGAGAATAATATTGTTATACAGAGGTTTTTTAACGTACCTAATTATGGTTCTAAATCTTTAGTGGGGCTGGAATTGTATGAGTGTGTTAGAGATATATGTAATGAAATTGCTATGGACTTGAAATGGAAGACGTTAGACTATCTGAATGATAATGCGGATTATTTTTTTGACATGGAACCAAGTGAGGCAATAAAAGAAAAAGAAGAGTGGTTTTCATTAAGTATAAAACTAGGTGAGAAGGTATTTATAACTAGAATATTTCCGGCTCATGTTTACCATCCAAAGGTAAGATATGCTGTTGACATCAGACCTAAAGTTAGAAAATTTTTAACCGATTTGACGAATGTATTATCGTCTAGTGAGGTGACTACCGAATATTTGGAAACTGAGTTGTGAAAAATGATTTAATTAAAAATGAACGAAAAGAATTTTGGATATTTGGGGTCTGGTTTTCAACAATCACTATTAAAAACCATAATTGAAGATAAAAGATTTGCCATAACGATAATTGATGTTATTGAAAGCAAGTATTTTGATGGGCCATATTTTAGGTATATAATGGAAAATATCAAAGAATTATATGAAACCTTTGGTAGTATACCTAATTATGAAACGTTAACACAAAAAATACTGGCAGAAAACAATAATGTATCGTCAAAGGTACATATTGATACAATAAATGCTATCAAGGATAAAGAGTTAGACAATGATGGTGGTTATGTTAAAAAGATTGCATTAAATTTTTGTCGTCAACAAGTTTTGAAAGCGTCTTTAAAAGAAGCTGAAGAAATTATGAGTAGTGGTGATTTTGAAAATTATGATAAAATTGAAAGTAAGATTCAGGACGCATTACAAGTAGGTACATTTGTTGATGATATAGAAGATATTACCGAAAATATTTTAAGTTCATTAGAAGAGGATTCGAGGATACCGTTTAGTACTGGTATTAAAGGTATTGACGATGCATTGAGAGGTGGTGTTGCTCGTGGGGAACTAGCCGTGTTTCTTGCACCAACAGGTATTGGCAAAACAACATGGTTAACGAAAATGGCAAATTCGGCATATGAAAATGGTGCTAATGTTTTACAAATATTCTTTGAAGATGGTATGAGTGAAATTCGTCGAAAACATTATACAATATGGACGGGTATTCCATCGCATGAACAACCGGAACGAAAGTATGAGGTGAAAGAAAAAGTCGAAAACGTAATTTCCAAACGCACTAATTTTTTAAAACTTATTAAATATCCGTCAGGTAAAATAACAATAAATGACATAAGAAATAAGATTAGAAAGTTAGAATCTGAGGGTTTAAAACTTGATTTTTTAGTTCTTGATTATATTGATTGTATTGCCGGTGATGGGATAATAAGTGGCGAGGAATGGAAGGGCGAAGGCGCAATTATGAGAGCTTTAGAATCAATGACAGGTGAGTTTAATATTGCTATTTGGACAGCAACACAGGGGAATAGATTTAGTATTAGCTCTGATGTTGTTACAACCGATCAAATGGGGGGATCGATTAAAAAAGGCCAAGTTGGTCATATAGTTATATCTGCAGCAAAAACATTGGAACAGAAAGAAAATAATCTTGCCAATGTGACATTATTAAAATCTCGTATTGGTAAAGATGGTATCGTTTTTCAAAATTGTAAATTTAATAATGAATATTTGGAATTCGATACTGATACACAAAACACAATACTTGGACATCAGGAAGATAGAGCTGAGGCCAGAAAATTACGAGCCTCAACAGTTTATAAACAAGGAAAGAAGGAGAAAGAAGAAGAGGATATTGGTAAAGTTCAAGATGGGGGTAGATCTAGAATTGAAGCTGCAATTAGTAATTCACCTATTGTAGTAGAAAATCTTTTAAATGAATTACAAAATCTAGATGATATGACAGTTGGTGATGTAAAATTTAATCCTGCGAATGAAATAAAAGAAGATATTATTGATATAATAGATGAATCTAATGATATACATGAAACTGTTTATGAGTCTTTTGATAACACAATAACAGATACTATGGTTGAAGCTAAAATAGAAACAAAACTTACACCAACCAAAACTGTTTTTACTCAAGAAGATATAAATCGAAGACTAAGAGCATTAAAAAAAATGAATAAATAATTAAAAATTAATGATATAATATGGCGGATAAAACGTTAAAAATCTACACTAAAGAAGAAGTCCAAAAAGCAACCTTAGAATATTTTAAGGGTGATGAATTAGCAACAGATGTTTGGATTAAGAAGTATTGTTTAAAAGATGAAAATAATTATTATGAATTAACACCGGATGACATGCATCGAAGAATCGCAAAAGAACTTGCGAGAATCGAAAAAAAATATCCAAATCCAATTTCAGAAGATGAAATTTATGAAACACTTAAAGAATTTAAAAGAATCATACCACAAGGATCACCAATGTCAGGTATTGGTAATGATTTTCAAGTTATTTCATTATCAAACTGTTATGTGATCGGCAATAAAGGAACAAGTGATAGTTATGGTGGTATTCTTAAAATTGACCAAGAGCAAATTCAATTAATGAAACGTAGGGGTGGTGTTGGTCATGATTTATCTCATATTCGTCCTGCAGGAAGTCCTGTTAAAAATTCTGCAATAACGAGTACGGGTATTGTTCCTTTCATGGAACGGTATTCAAACAGTACAAAAGAGGTTGCTCAGGATGGTAGGCGTGGGGCACTTATGTTGAGTATATCTATTGAACATCCTGATGCTGAAAAATTTATTGATGCTAAGCTTGAACAAGGTAAAGTTACGGGGGCGAATATTTCGGTTAAGCTTACTGATGAATTTATGCGACGTGCTACGCAACTTGAAGATAATGAGTTTTGGCAAACATATCCTATTGATTTAAAAATTCCATTGGGTGAAGAATATGATAAATTAATTATTAATGCAAAAGAAGGTGATTTAATATATCTACCGGATGTAGGATATTTGAAAAAAATTAATGCAAAAAAATTATGGAAAAAGATTATTCATAATGCGTGGAAGTCGGCTGAACCCGGTATTCTTTTTTGGGATAAAATTATTGGTGAAAGTATTCCTGATTGCTATGCTGATGAAGGGTTTACAACTGTTAGTACAAATCCGTGTGCCGAGTTACCCCTTTGTCCCTATGATAGTTGCAGGTTATTTGCTATTAATCTTTATGGTTATGTGGTAAATCCATTTACAAAAGATGCTCATTTTAATTGGGAATTATTTAAATCCGATGTTCAAATAGCTCAAAGGTATATGGATGACATAGTTGATCTTGAACTTGAAAAAATTGATGCAATTTTAAGAAAAATTGATTCCGATCCAGAGGATGATTTTATAAAAATTTATGAAAGAAGATTATGGGAAAATATAAAAGATATGGCATCAAAGGGTCGTAGGACTGGTCTTGGTATAACCGCAGAAGGTGACATGTTGGCCGCATTAGGACTAACTTATGGAACAGATAAAGCGATTGAGTTTAGTGAAAATGTTCATAGGTTATTAAAACTCATGGCATATCGTTCAAGTACTGTAATGTCGTTAGAACGTGGGTCATTTCCAATTTATAATAAAAAGAACGAAATGAACAATCCTTTCATTAATAGGATAAGAGAAGAAGATAAACAGTTATATGATGATATGATTGCTCATGGTCGTAGAAACATTGCACTTTTAACGATTGCACCAACTGGAAGTGTTTCAATTATGTCTCAGACAACATCGGGTATTGAACCGGCTTTTGAGGTGTTTTATAAACGTAGGCGTAAAATTAATGCTCAAGAAAAAGACATTCGAATTGATTTTGTTGATGATGAGGGTGTTGCCTGGCAGGAGTATCCGGTTTTTCATCATAAATTTGAAACTTGGCTTGAATTGAATGGTTATGATATTGAACAAGTGAAAAATATGTCTGATAATGAACTTAATGAAATACTAAAAAAATCACCATATTATAAAGCAACAGCAAATGATGTTGATTGGGTTAAAAAAGTTGAAATGCAAGGACGAATACAGCAGCATGTGGATCATTCTATTTCCGTGACAGTTAATCTTCCAAAAGATATAACTGAAGAAATGGTTGCAAAGGTTTATGAAACAGGATGGAAGAGTGGCTGCAAGGGGCTTACAGTTTATCGTGATGGTAGTCGTAGTGGTGTTTTGATAAGTTCAGAAAAAAAGACAGAAACACCATATGAAATTCACGTTCCCAAACGTCCAAAGAGATTGAAAGCACACATTCATCGTTTTCAAAATAATCTGGAGAAATGGATTGCTGTAGTAGGATTGATGGATGGAAGACCATATGAAATATTTACCGGTAAACTTGAAAATGGACTTAGTTATTTACCTAGTAATATAAAGGAATGTGAAGTTGTAAAAAATAAATTTGAAGTTGAAGAGATCAATGAAGAAGGAAAAACTATAAAGGTCACGAAAAAACGTTATGATATTGAATATATTGATAGTAATAGTGAAAGACAAGTTCATACGGGTTTAAATCAAGCTTTCAATCCTGAATTTTGGAATTATGCCAAGTTAGTATCTGGTGTTTTAAGACAACGTATGCCGATTTATTATGTTTGGAATTTGGTGGATTCTCTTAATTTCAGGGAAGATCATATCAACACATGGAAAAATGGGGTTGCGCGTGTGATTAAAAAATATATAAAAGATGGTGTTGAGGTGAATAAAAAATGCCCTAATTGTGGTAGCAATCATCTTGAATTTAAAGAGGGGTGTTTAACTTGCATGGGATGTGGAAATTCAAAATGTGGCTAAATTGAATGTCATTTGAAAAAGAATAAAAAAGTTGTTTACTATTACCGAACAACTTTTTTTGTTTTTAGTCAAAATTTTTGGGTTTTTATTTGTTTATTTGAAAAACATTTGTATATTTGCAATGAATAACTTAAATATTAAAATTATGAATTTAATAGTTTATTTTTTCGTCTCTTATTTTGTATGTGTTATTTTGTATTCAGTAATTGCAAGATATACAATATACAAGGGAAATGTGTATGTTAAATTATCCGCCATTGTTAAAGAGGGCGCGGTTGATTTTGGGAAAATATTCACAGTGATTCTTTCAATTTGTGGTGTCATAATTGGAATAAATTATGTTAGGGTTTTGTGGTTTATATGATTGTTTTAGAAAATAAAATAGTCAAAATAAACGATATTAATCACTATGAATATAGGGCGGGCTATTTTTTAACATTGGAATTGTTAAAAAAATTAGTCAGAGATTTTCAGATAGATTGCGTAAATAGTTTTGTTAGTAATGATGAAACATATATTGAACAATGGTTGAAAAATAATAAAATTGAATGAGGATATTGGAATGTCTAATAGAAACAAATTAATTCGTGCTATAGAAACTGCTCATCCAAAACTTAAAGAAGAAATTATGTATCATCTTGAAAATGTTGATCATGGACAAGATGAGGGTAAAAACTTGGATTATGATATAGTTAATGCGTTTGAGGATGCTATGGATACTATAGAAGATAATGATGAGTTTAAGGACTTAATACCACATTTAAAAAATTTATTTATTAAAATTGGCTATGCTATTCCAATATCTAAAGAAGTTTTTTCTAGAACAGTAGTAACATCAGGAAAGAAATATTGGTTTAAAAGAAATGGAATTTATTATGATGTTGCTGATTCTTGGGAAAATTGGTTGAAACAATAAGAATAATTCATATATATTACGTTCATTTTGAATCGCGATAATTTCGCGATTTTTTTTTTCTTAATATTTATGAAATATGGCAACTACTTATGGTATAGATTATCCATTTAGGGATAGTGCGATCGGAAATTATGTAAAGATGACTTCAACTCCTGAAAGGGAAGTACGGGCAAATCTTATACATTTATTATTGACAAGAAAAGGTAGTAGATATTTTCTTCCTGATTTTGGTACAAGATTATATGAATATATTTTTGATCAAAATGATATTGTGACATTTAATAATATTGAGGATGAAATACGAGAGGGCGTGCGAAAATATATTCCGAATTTGGATATAAATTCAATAAATATAATGCCAGCTGAAGAAGATCCTGAAACTCCATCAATGCCGGCTGAAGATGAGGATAAAAGATTATTTCGAATTGCAGATAATGCTGCAAAACCATATACGGCTAGGGTAAAAATAGATTATACAGTTAATAACGGAACATTTTCATCGTCCGATTTTGTAATTATTAATATATAATGAGCAGACTTAAATTATATGATATTGTGTGTGAATCGAGGGATATGTTTGAGGGATTCGATGAAACTGAATTAACTGAAGAGTATCCAACTGATTTTGATATCTCTAAATTTAAAATTTTACCATCATATGCGGCTAAATTGAGATATGCTGAAGAACATTTGGGGAAACCAATAGGGAGGGGTTCGTCACGAGTAGTTTATCGTGTTGACGAGAATAAAGTTCTTAAATTGGCAAAGAATCGACGAGGTGTTGCACAAAATGAAGTTGAAATTGATTGGGCGGGTGATGGTTATTATGAAAGTATTGTTGCAAATATTTTTGATTTTGATCGTTATGATCATTTATGGGTTGAAATGGAGTTGGCAATTAGAGCTAAACCAACAGATTTTAGAAGATTGTGGGGTGTGGAACAACAATATTTGGATTTATATCTATTAAACAAAGACGTTGAAAATCGGGGACGTCGTTCTCCATTTTATTTGGATGAACCAATACAGAAGAAATTAGATGAAAATGATAATGTACAATTATTAATTTCATTTATGTTGGATTCAGATTCACCAGCAAATGATTTGGGACGAATAAGTTCATGGGGAATTGTAAAAAGAAACGGAAAAGATCATTTGGTTTTAATTGATTTTGGGCTAACAAATGAGGTTTATGATACATATTATCATTAAAAATAAATAAAATGTCAAAACAAATAACATACGCAACAAGAGATTTTGCCGGACTTCGAGATGAGCTGGTTAAATTAACGAAGCAATATTATCCTGATTTAATTTCAAATTTCAATGATGCTTCGATTTATTCTGTATTGATGGATTTAAATGCTGCGGTTGCAGATAATTTACATTTTCACATAGATAGAGTTTGGCAAGAGACTATGTTGGATTTTGCACAACAAAGACAATCATTATTTCATATAGCCAAAACGTATGGTCTAAAAATACCCGGTCCTAGACCGTCTGTTGCTTTATGTGATTTTAGTATAAATGTACCGGTAAGAGGCGATAAAGATGATGAAAGATATGAAGGTGTTTTAAAAGCTGGCTCTCAAATATCTGGTGGTGGTCAAGTTTTTGAAATTGTTGAAGATGTTGATTTTTCAAGTCCATTTAATAGTAGAGGAGAATCAAATAGGCTTAAATTACCAAATTTTGATAATAATAATAAATTAATTTCATATACAATAGTAAAACGGGAAGCTGTTATTAATGGTGTTTCAAGAATATATAGAAAAGTAATTACAGATTTGGATCAAAAACCATTTTTAAAACTATATCTTCCTGAGCGAAATGTTTTGGGCGTTACTGCTGTTATTCACAAAGACGGTACTGGATATGGTGCAAATCCAACATCAGATGAATTTATGTTATCAAAAAATAAATGGTATGAGGTGAAGTCGTTAATTGAGGACAAAGTATTTATTCAAAATCCAACAGCTGCTTCAGATAGAGATAATTTTAAAGCCGGTGATTGGGTAAATGTTACTAAAAAGTTTTATACGGAATACACTCCAGAGGGATATTTTTCATTAACATTTGGTTCGGGGAATGTGGATCCTATGACAAATTTGGATAATTACATGACAAGAAATTTAAGAGTTAATCTTGCGACATTTTTAAATAATACATCATTAGGTGAAATACCAAAATCAAACACAACATTATTTGTTAAGTATCGTGTTGGTGGTGGTAAAGAGACGAATATTGGAGTCAATGTTCTTACTGTAATGGATACTTATGAATTAATTGTAAACGGTCCAAATTCGTCAATAAATACCCAAGTAAGTCAGTCAATTCGTGTAACAAATATAACACCAGCTATTGGTGGGTCAGACATTCCCACAATAGAGGAAATAAGAAATATGATAGCATATAACTTTTCAGCACAAAATAGGGCAGTTACGTTAAATGATTATAAATCGTTAATTGAAAATATGCCAAGTACATATGGTGCACCAGCAAAGGTGAGTGTTATGGAAGAGGATAATAAAGTGAAAATAACGTTGTTATCTTATGATGAAAACGGGGCGTTAATTGAGACAGTTTCTAACACATTAAAACATAATATTTTAAATTATCTTTCTAATTATAGGATGTTAAATGATTATATTGACATTCAAAGTGGTGAGGTCATTGATTTGGGGTTAGAAATTGATTTAGTTATTAATAAAAATGAAATTTCTACAGAAATATTAAAATCGATAATAGAACAAACAATATCATTCTTTTCGATATCAAAAAGAAAAATGGGAGATCCGTTATTTGTTGGAGATTTAATGAGGGAAATTGGTAATGTTACGGGCGTTGTTAACGTGGTGGATATTAGGGTATTTAATAAAGTGGGTGGTAAATATTCATCAAGTGAGGTTGTTCAAGCTTATGTTGATAATGAAACTAAAGAAATACAACAATCAGATAGTACAATTTATATGAAGTCCAATCAAATATTTCAGATTAGATTTCCTAATACAGATATAAAAATTCGTACTAAAAATCTCACTTCAGCTACATATTAATTTGTTTTTTGTTTATCTTTTAGAAAATTGTTTAGTTTCCTATTTATATTAGTAAAAGGTAATGCAAAAACATAGAATACATACAGATATTGGCCGAGATCATAAAATAACTGTACAGATTTCTAGCACGTATGATTTAATGGAGATATTATCTCTTAAATTTTCTCAAAAAGACATATATGCCTCTGGAAAATGTTCAGATTATGGTGTTGTTGTGGGTCGAGTCACAGCTAATAGTGGTTTTGGAATACCAAATGCTAAAGTTTCAATTTTTGTGCCTTTATCTGAAATGGATGAAAATGATCCAGTAATTTCTGCTCTTTATCCATATAAAGATATTAATGATAAAGATGTTAATGGGTATCGATATAATTTATTACCACAAAGAAAACAACATGGGGGACATGCACCAACAGGTACCTTTATGGATCAACAAGATATTTTAACACGAGAAGAATGTCTTGAAGTTTTTGAAAAATATTACAATTATACGGTAAAAACAAATGATTCTGGTGATTTTATGATATGGGGTGTTCCGATCGGGACACAGGTTTTACATATTGACATTGATTTGTCCGATATGGGTTGTTTTTCCTTGAGACCATATGACTTTATAAAAAAAGGATATGCTACTGATGATTTTGACAGAGTATATGCATTTAAATCAAGTTCTGATATAGATAGTTTACCACAAATTATAACATTTGATAAAACAATAGATGTTTATCCATTTTGGGGGAATGAGGAATTGTGTGAGATTGGTATTACTAGGACGGATTTTGATTTATCTGAAAGAAATATAAAAATAGATCCAGTTGCTTTAATACTCGTTTCAACTATAACGGACGATACTAATGACGCTGTTAAGAGAAATGGGAGAATTAAAAAGAAATCCGGATATAAGTGTAATTTACAAACAATACCGGGTACTGTTGAGTGTGTTCGTTTTACTGGTAAGTCTGTAATAGGATCAGATGGAATAACAGAGTATCCGGAACTCGAATATTTAAACATAACGGACACAATTAATGATGATGGCGTGGTAATGATAGCATTACCAATGAATTTAGATTATATATACACGAATGAATTCGGTGAACAAGAAATAACAAACGATTCAAGTAAAGGAATACCAACATCGTCTATTGCAAGATTTAGATTTGACTTGGATTTTAATACATATAAACATGCAACGGCAAAATATCTTGTTCCAAATATTCGAGAATTTAATCCAAATAATAATGGAACGTCTAATGGTGTTTTAAGTGACAGTGCATTAAGATATGGTGTTCAGTATAGTGAAGGGATGCTGGCAACATACACCTTTTCGGATGTGTTTGAAGATTATATAAATGTCGTTCCACCAATATCAGGAATGACATTAAGTGATTTAAACTATGATACGGATGTAAAGGAACACAAAAAAGATTTAATGCTGGGCACGAACAACACACTTAGTCCCGGATCTCCTGAAGATTATTTTTATAAGTTCATTTCAAATAAAGTATATACTGTTTCGTCATTTCAAGGTACTCATTATGAAACGGCAAAAATACGAGACGCATTTTTAGGGATTAAAGAAATACAACCGAATGTTGAAGATGATTGTGCATCAAACACGAATTATTTTCCAACGAATTTTGCGTTTAAGAATCGAACGAAATTTACATTATTATTATCACAAGTTTTATTATTCATACAATTTATTTTTTCTGTAATAACAGTAAAATTTGCCGAAATTATTGGAAGAATAGCTTATAGTATTGGAAGAACATTTTTAAGTATCAATATTATGGGTGCTAAAGTTTTTCCAAAAGTTGGTCAACAACTTATTGATTTTTCTTATAGAACACAAGATAAATATACACAACAATTACCATTAACAATTTATCCTGATTGTGAGGAATGTACGGCTGATGATGAAACATTAATTCAAGAATGGACATCATTTAGCGATAGATATTGTCGAATAGCGGAGGTTAAGTTTAAAGTTAACGTAACTCCTATTATGGTAGAATTATCAGCAACGGTAGATCAATTACAAACAAGTGGTTCTACGGAACCTGGTGCCAATTTTTATTCGGTATCACCTAATGTGTTTTCTAGTTTATTGAGTGTGAATGTATATGATTCGTTTTATGGTGATTCTGCTCGGCAAAATACGGATTTGTGCTCGGGAACAACAGAAATGCATTACACACAATTAAGTGATTTACATAATATAACACTACCATCATCAAATGAACCGAGGTATGGCGCTGAAGTATATTCGTGGTCGTCAAATGTTACTGGAACAACAATAACTGGAATGACAAGTTTTAGTTCGTTTAGTGGATATTTTAAACCGATAAATAGTAATGAGCCCGAAAATATTGTGATACTTTCACTACCCATGGCTGCTATGTATGTTTATTTTAGTAAAGAAGTATGGAATGAGTTAACTGGGATGGATTTTATCCATAATCCAGAACTTGAAGATGAAATATATGATTTATATGCTGTTATTAGAATATATGATAGGGCTTTAGTTTCTGAGGAATTTCCGATTACTGGCGAAACAATAAATGTTGAAGTTGGATGTCAAAAATATGATAAATTATATAATGAAAATATAATGTTTCAATATTTGTGGACAAATGATCCGGCTTTAGGTTATAATCCTTCATTACCAATTTTACCACCTAATTATTCAGATGATACCGGATTTAATGAAAATCGTAATATGCCGTCAACACATCCGTATTTAGTTTCAACGATAATAGGTACAAATAGTACTAGACGATTACCATTTATGCATGATTTTACGAGGTATTCAAAAAGACGAAATATTGGTATTCAATACTATGATAGAAAAACCAAATCTGGCTTAAGTGAATTTAGAGACGGATTATTTACAATAATACCCGTCATTCAGGGTAAGAGTTACAATTTAAAGGCTATTCAAGAATGGTATAGAAGAAAAAGAGTCGGTTTAACGTTTTGTGGTGGTGTTATTAATTATTCATTTATTGATAATTGGATTCATGGTTTACTTTATTTCTTTAAATTCCATAAAAGAATTAGGTGGGATGATGAAAATAATTATGATTTAAATCAACGAGGATCAAAATATCCAAAAGAGCTTGTTTTTTATAATATTAGAGAAAAAGAGTTTTATTATAGATGTTGTCCTTATGTTTATGTAAACGAACAAGGAATTTTTACAGGACAAACATATATTCATGATGGACATAATGTACAGGAAATATTACACCCAACAACATTTTTTGATCTTGGTGTTCGAGATGAATTTTTATCTGAAATATGTACTGAAGCAATATTTGATCCGACATGTTCTGTGGTAAGAGATATAACATCAACATCATATCAAGATCCGGGGGGTATTGTTGAACATGCAATTAATTACCGATTAGATACTACTGGTGCGAAATTTAAAGTTGATGATTTTTTTAGTAACACTCATTATGGTTCAAATATAAAAGTTTTTGATGGTGATGTTACACAATTATTATCAATTAATTGTGAAACGGGAATAGAAGCTTTTGATACAGATAGTCCACATTATTCAATGTACAATGGTGAGTATATGGATCCAGAATCACCAGAATTTGATAATTATTTTTGTTTTGGTTCATTGTTCGGGCCCACACCGATAGATTTTAAATTTGATTTTAATGGAAAACGTATAAGATTATGTTTGAATTATAGGCTGGGTGATTTTACTCAAATTGTACCGTTTTATTTGTGGAATAAAAAAGGTGAGGGGTTTGGTCAATATGGGAATGATTCTGATAAACAAACATGGGATAGGACACAAATAGCCTCAATGCCATTACAACGAATATTTTCTATAAGTGATGTATCTGGTACTACAACAAATTATCTTATGGCGGACGGAGAAGAAGAATATCTTCTTAAACCGATGACTATAACCCATAACACATTTAGTATGACAGGTGCCACAGAAGATATGTTAGAAAGATTTGAGGTAATTAGTTTAGAACCACCAAGCGATTTGAATAATACTATTGGATTTATTGAGGGTGATTTGTGGTTACAAGTTTTAACTTATAGCGGAAGTGATTATCGAAAAGATCCGATAACTGGTATAATATATGTCGTTGTTAATAAAATGTGGGTACCACAATTCAATAACATTTATGAAGATAATTACAGAGAGAATTTTATACCTCAAACAGCATTGAATTATAGTGGTGAAAAACAAGTTCTTTCAACACCATTTTTATTTTATTTTGGTTTAAGGCCGGGCAAAACAGCACTCGATCTTCTAATAAAATCATTTGGTGATAGTGATGCGTTTATTTCGGATGAATTTGATGAATGCATTATTTCTGATATAATAACACCTACACCACCACCAACACCATCAATTTCGACACCTATACCATCAATTTCGATTCCAATACCTTCAGCTTCACTTCCTACACCATCATCACTGCCACCTGATTATGTTACAGTTAATATATTAAATAATGCGTCATCATCACTATCAATATCTGAATTATGGATTGGTGGAGAACAACAGCATCCGGATCCACCATCACCAGATTTCCCATATTATCCTGGTGATAGTGGTGTGTTAATGTATTATGGTGGTGGGAGATACACAATTGTGGTGGTTATAAATGGGGTATATACAATACCATCATATTTGTCATTAGTCGATAGTAGTGGTGATGTCATTAATACGACTATAACTAATGAAGCATCTTTCCCATATAGTATTGTTCATTATGGTAGATTAGTAGTTAGTTCTGCACCTGTCACAATATCACTTAATGATGGTTATCAACCAGTACCATCACCAACACGAACACCATCAATAACAGTATCACGCTCATCTGGCGCGCCACCACCCTCGCCGACACCAACAGTAACACCGACTCCGACACCTATTAGTGGGTATATATATGAGGTTATATCTTATGGTTGTTATGATGGTACTAATTGTGATCCACCATCAATGGAAACAGAATATATTATAAATGAAAATCCTTTAGATGAAGGAATGTATTATAAAGACGGTATTGAACAAAAAGTTTATTATATAATAAAAGAAGAAAGTGGTTTTTTAAATCCTAAAGTTACACATATTTCTGGATTTGGATATTCATCGTGTAATGGGGCTTGTCAAGAATTACCTGATTAAATTATGTAAATGAAGAAAAAGAAGATCATATTACCAAAGCTAAGGTATGAAAACGCACCTGAAACAGATAGTCAAATTTCGATTGGATTCGAGTCTGATAAATCTCTTTTGAGAGGGGATGATAGGGATGTTGTTTTAAACTTATCTGAACAATTTACAGAAGAACGTGCAAATTGTAAACGATATAAGTTATATGGTAAGATGAGAATGGTTTTTAGAAACCTATATGCTGGTGCAACATCATATGATTATTTACGTGAAAGATTATCCTTAGTTAGTGATGGGTCGGATAATAATTTCTGTGGTTATCTACCATATAACGAATTTGCGTTTTTAAGAGATGATATATATTATGAAACCACCGAATCATTGTCGGTTACTTCATTGAGTGGATTTACAGGATTTACCATGGTTACAAGTGGTCCAACTGAACATCAAACAATCACATCAGTTACAGCACCATATCACAACTGGAATCTTTATACGAGTTATATTTCGGGTCAAGTTGATAATTTTCCAATGAAATATACATTGTCTGGCCGAACAAAAATTGAGGGTGAAAATGTTATAACATTTACTAGTGGTGATGGTATACCATTTAGGGTTGAAGAGACTGAAATACATTATGTTTTAACAAGTCCGGTACGACATGGAATTAGTCAGGGTGAATACATCTTGATTGATGGAAGGTATTATTATGTGAATTCAGTTGGTGACAACATATTTGATTCTGAACATTATGTTATTAATATATTAAAATCACAGTTAAGTGGTGTTACTTTTAATCCGTTAGTTATTGGAAAACGTTGTATAGACATTAAAGATACTGAAAATTCCACGTCAAAATATTATGTACATAAACATACAATATTAACATCATTGGGTGATTGTATTATTGATAAAGTAGGATTTGAATCACCAATTTGGGAAGACGAGAAAAAAGTTTTATATGAAAATAGTGTGGGGGATAATGATGTTCTTGTTGTTCGAAATAGGATGGAAGCCGTGTTATTTGATTCATTGGAACCGTTTATTTTAACTGGAATAACAAATAATTTAGGCCACACACCGATAGAACTTTATACTACAATTATTTTTAGAAATGGAAACGGATATTTCGAATATCCACCAAAAGTTGGTTATTCGTTTCATATGCATGATTCATGGATAGATGAACATTTTGATGGTTCAAATTCAATTGAAACTGGGTTAACGTCAACGTCATTTACAAGAGAAGGTTTTGTATATCCATTTTTTTCTGGAAATTCATTATCTAAAGGTTCAGAATTATATGGGGCGTTTGTTGAATATAATCCGAAGGAATTAAAAGAAAGAATAATATCAGAATCTTACCATAAAATTGTTAGTAATAAAAATATTTTTAATCATGGCCAAGATCTTGATGAGGTATTTTCTGGTGCAAGTGAAACGAATCAAATTGGACTTCTATATCAACCACATCATAGATTTAAGTTAAAGGAATTATCACCTTATATTGAAACAGCCGATGATAGTACACCAATATATAATCTTCCAGAAAACGCAAAGTATTTTCCTAATGAAAAACTTTGGAGGTGGCGAGATGTATATGAAGACGGATATATTGATCCAGATGGTTATGGTGTAGATCATCCATATTTAAATAATATTCATTTTGTACATAAAGATATTAATTTTTATATAAGAAACGAAAAAATTTATAAAAATAAAAAAGATGGGGTTATTAATTTTTATAGGAGAAAGGATGTTGATGAATGTGTTGACGATTCGGTAATTATTAAACGTGGAGACGCCGAAATACCCGAACCATCTATATCGGTTTCCCCATCAGTGTCGTTAAGTGTAATGCCATCTATTACACCTACGCCAACATTATCTGTTAGCATATCTATAACACCATCAATATCGATGTCATCATCTCAAGGTACGTCGTCGACACCGTCACCATCATTGTCATTAACAAGAACTCCGTCGGTTACTAGAACACCAACAATAACACGAACACCAACAATATCATTATCTGCAATTCCGAGTCAAACACCGAGTGTAACACCCACACAAATTTATCTTCAAATTTATTATATTGATCCGTCTGGTGTGGATGATGCTAGTCGTAGTGGTGGTGTGGGTGAAGAATGGGCAACATTATCATATGCTACTAGTAGAGTAACAACACCCGGAAGTCTTATATATGT